GAAACTCTTGTATCATAGCTGTACCAACTCGACCATCACTCATTGGAGTAGGATTATCATCTGGTCCAGTTGGAAGATAGCTACTTGGCACACGTAAACCACGTGCTAATCTGTTGTTAAAGTAACGCAAGTCATCAATCTCACCCAAATTCTGTCCACCGGGCAACACCTCAACACTTGATCCTCTTCCGTCAGCAGTAACTGGGAAGAAGTAATCTTCATTCATACTTAATGGATTATAAGATGCATCAACTACACTACCACCACCATGTGTACTTGGAATACGTCTTTGGTGAATCTCATTCTTAATACGCTCAACAAAGGCCATAGCTAAGTGACTTGGCATATTACCAACGTCAATTTTAAACATTCTACGTTCTGGAGCACGTTGTACACGATAGATTAATACCGCATCTTCTAATAATTCTTTTTGCTTATAAACTTTGAAAATATTTTCTAAGATAGATTGACCAAAAGGCCAAAAGCGGTCTAACCCTTCGGTTAAGCTTAAATGAACAATGTGTTTGGCATCAATAGCTGATTCACTTTGCCCTAAAGTAAAACGACTTCCGGATGTGTTATATGGCATACTTGGAACAGTATATCCGCCACCACTACCACCTCCACCAGAACCACCTAATCCAGTTGCCGGATTAGCGGCAAAGTCTGTATTTGTTTTTTGTGCTACAGTTAAGTTCTGTAAGTTAATGTTAATGTCTTTTATAACATATTGTTCAGGCTTTTTACCTTCACTTTCGTTGACAATAACTTTAATAATCTTAGTCATATCTATCCAATATAACTTAAAGTTTTCCGGGTCACGTACAAATACTTGATCACCAAACTTAATAGTATTACGGAAGATTTTGAATGTTCTAGTGTCAAACTCATTGAGTTTGCACCATTGTTGAAGTTGTGTTTTAAGCATTTCAACTTCGTGTTGTGTTGGTTCATCTTTGAAATCTAAGTCAAAGGGAGTTTTATTATGTTCATTTGTTTGAGTGCTAAACTCTGAAATAATATCTAAGCAAGCATTAATCTCAGCATCTACGTCCATCATTTCATATTGATTATATCGTTCAATACGGTTTGGATGACCTGTATATACTTCCGGAAGACGACTACGATAGTTCTTGTAACCAAAATCTTGGCTGTTCATTCCTTGCCCAGTAGGACCATTTACACCAGCATTGCCATTCCAAGCTCCGGTATTATTATTAAAACCTGAAATTGGACTGGAAATGCCAGATTTGTTTGAGAAGCGTTTTTTGTAGGTCATATTAAGATACTTTATCTAGTATTTAGCGTTAAATCATAGATTGCTTATTAAAATCTTCTTGTAAGTCGTTACCTGTATCCAATTTATTAATAACAGTATCTAATTTATTTGCCAACATTTCAACCATTTCTTGTGTAGAGTCATTTCTAGGAGTAGGAGCTACTGTTGGATTAATTGCAGTACTTAGTTTAGTAATCAAATCTTGCTGTGACGTTTGTTGCTGTTCTAGTTGTGATTTGATTAGACCATTTACATCTGGAATAGCTGTAGGTGCCTTTGTTTTAAAAATATCAGCTAAATCAATTACAGCCGTTCTGTAAGAGTTTTTATCAAAACCATTCTGAATGTTCGTAAGATCAGGTGTTTTATCTGTTAATTTTGGAATAGGATTAACTGGTTTTTCTATTGGCTTATCTACTAGCTTTGGTACCGGTGTGATTGATTTCTCTATCGTTTTTTCTACTACTTTTGTCGTAGGAGTAACTAGATTGTCTATTGGCTTCTCTATTATTTTCTGTACAGGTACTATTGGTTGATCAATTGGTTTCTCTATTATTTTCTGTACTGGTACGACTGGTTGATTTACTGGCTTATCTGTTAATTTTGGTACAGGTACTATTGGTTGATCTACAATTTTCTCTACTACCTTTTGTGTAGGTACTATTGGTTGATCTACTGGCTTATCTGTTAATTTTGGTACAGGTACTATTGGTTGATCTACTGGCTTATCTGTTAATTTTGGTACAGGTACTATTGGTTGATCTACTGGCTTATCTGTTAATTTTGGTACAGGTACTATTGGTTGATCTACTGGCTTATCTACAATTTTCTGTACAGGTACGACTGGTTGATCTACTGGCTTATCTGTTAATTTTGGTACAGGTACTATTGGTTGATCTACTGGCTTATCTACAATTTTCTGTACAGGTACGACTGGTTGATCAATTGGTTTCTCTATTATTTTCTGTACTGGTACGACTGGTTGATCTACTGGCTTATCTGTTAATTTTGGTATAGCAGATGTTTGCTCTATAGTTTTATCTAACGTAATAGATACATCTATCTGTTTTTTATCTGCAACTGCAACTTGATCTTGTTTTTTATCGATTGATTTTTGATCAATTATGGTTGTTGGTGCTATAGCGTCAAACAATTTGCTAAATTGTTTTTGTTCATTACCTGATATTGTTTGATAAGTGTCAAACAATTTACTGACTAATCTAACGGTTGGGTTCAATAATTTAGCAACTTCTAACAACTTTTCAGTAGTTGACATTTCATCAGAACCAGCAACACCTGCTACGGTGTTCAACGTCATTACTTTACTCAACCCTGGAATATTTTTAGATAATAGATTTATTAATAATTTTTCCGGATCAAGTTTGTCAGTAAGCTTGTTTGTTAAAGCATCTACTAAAGGATTATTAGTAGCATTGTCACCCATAATCAAACGTAAGTCTTCTGCTAAAGCTTTATTTGATGCTGTTAATCTATCCAAACTAGGCATTGATACTGGAATATTTCTACCTTTTGGTAAAGGAACAAATGCCTCATTCATTCCTGCTTCGGCCGCTTGTACTAGCGTGCCTCCCGGCTGAGATTTAATGATACCACCATCTTTCATTACCTCAACGTGGAAATGTTTACCAGTAGAGCCTTTACTTGGGAAGTTATATTCATCTAATACTTTAGATGCTCCTAAATCTTCAATTTGTCTTTTTATGGAGTTAGCTTCATCAATATCTTTTGGTGGATTTTTTAATACAAAATCTAATGCTTTACCTTCTCGGTGTTTACTAGGTATTAAGTTTCCGTTCTCGTCTTTCCTAGTCTGATGGAATTTATCATTTAGTGCTGTAAATGTTCCTTCGGGTAAGATTTCATTAATTTTTTCAGCAATATCTAATAATTTTGCGTCAGCTTTTCCACCTTGAACCGCTTGACCACCTTGACCACCTTTTAGATTTATTTTCTTAAGTATATCATCTTCACGTCCGGCAACTTTTGTTCCCAAATTATTGGATGCAGTAGCCCTAGCTTGATCACGTTCTAACTCTTTTACTGTTTTGGGTCCGGTTGGCGCGGCCGGTGTTGGGGCACCAGTCGCAGGTGGTGTTGGTGCACTGGTAGTCGCAGGTGGTGCTATAGCCGCACCTGCATCAGTTGCATATTTCTTAGCTTGTTCTAATTCGGCACGTGTCTTTTCTAGATCTCCGCGAATTTTGTCAGCATATGCAGTGCCTGCTCCGGGTCCCATTCCTCGTGATTCTAGCTCACGTTTCATTTGGTAACCTTTATTAATTAGAACAGAACGTTCTGCTTCTAACTTTTTAACTAGTTTATCTTGTTCAACCCGTTGAGTTTGCCAAGACTCTATATCTTTTGCTGATGAACTTGCAGTTGGTCTATTTTTTGCTATATCATTTAATTTGTTTTTTGCTTCTTGATATTCTTTATCTTTTTTGTTTGATTCTTCATCATTTTTAATTTTAGCTTCTCTTAAACTTACTTCTTTGGCTAATGCTGATTCTAACTTACTGGCTTGTTTAGTTAAATCTTCTACATCTTTTTTAAGTTCTTCTGGAGTTTTAAATAAATGTCGTATATCAGGTCCACCAAACATATGTGATAAGTTGGCAAAAGTTTTACCAAGCGACATTGTGGCTTTCATTAACAAGGTAAATCCACCGGTAACAGGTCCGCTTATTATTGCTGTTAATTCATCTAGCCCTTTCCTAAATGCTAATTCAGTTGCAAGCTGTGCATTCTGTGCGTCTTTGGCAGCGTCTTTAGGACCTAATCCGGCTTTTTTGGCTGCAATTTCGTCAGCATTTAATTTTCGTTGTGCTAAGAATTGTTTTTTACCTTCTTCAGTTTTTAGTTTATCAAACTGTGCGGCAGTTTCACGCATCTTATTATCAACGCCAAAATCTTTTTGAAGTTCTTTACTGCTTTCTCCAAATGCACTAGCGGCATTACCAAACATTTTACTAAATCGTCTAGTAGCCTTAACTTGACCTTCTAATAATTCTACTTCCTGACTTCTACCGGCATTCATTTCTCTATTGTGTTTAGCAACATCAATACCTGCCATTAATAATTTAGCATTAGATTCAGTATAAACAGTTGCACCGTCAGTTGAAATACTTTGCAAAACTGCGGCTGCATTGGCAGCACTCATGGTACTTACTGCAACTTTTGCATACGCATCTTTTTGGTCAATTGTAGCTTTAATAGCATCAGCTTGAGCGGTGAGTTGTTTTTTACGAGTTTGATCTTGTTCGTTAGCCGCTTGTTCTAATAAAGCTTCTCGTTTCATACTTTGATTGGCTTTATACTGATTAAAGTTCTCATCCGCATTAGCTATGTCTAACGCTTCTTGTTGTTTTTGAACAGAAATTCCAGTTAATGCGGCCAATTCAACTAACGAATCAATGTATTTGTTTGCTTCTTTACGTTGTCCTTCAGTTGATTTAGTTATTATCATACCGGCAGCAGTCTGCTGCCTGATATAAGTAGCTTGTAACTTTGTATATTGCTCTTGGCTAATACCTAAATTGTTAAAACCATCACGTTGTGCTTGTGTTACTGTAGCAAGTTTTGAAAATTGAACAACACCTTTACTAGCTGAACCTCCCATAGCTATTAAATTAGATCCTAAATCTTTAGTAATGTCAGTAAATTTGTCTAAATTTTCGGATGTATAACCAGCATTCTGCCCTAATTTTCTAATGTCATTGGTAGTTAATGCGCTTGTTGCACCTACTTCGCTTAAGCTATCGTAGGACTTAATCATCGCATCATTTTGCTTGAATACGTTACCTACAAAGAAACTTAATACATCAATTACTGCAGTAAAACCCTTAAATAAAAGCTTTATTTTAATAGAAGCATTAGGGGGTAAAAATGATCCAACTAAATCTGTTATACCTTTAGCACCAGCACTAACGGTCGACTGGTATTTGGACATTGAATTAGTAGTATTAATTAATGAAGATCCAAAAGCCTTTAAGGTTGCTCCTGCATTGTTTAAACTAGTTTCTAAATTTCTCCATTGTTTGGTCGAATTGTTTTTTTCTTTAGTCTCGGTATCTGCGGCTTTTGCTGTGTTTTTAAAACTTTCAATCAATGCATCTACTACTTCTTTGCCCTCTTTTTCACTGACAGCCAGCCCTTTTGAGGCTGCTAGCATTTGATTAATAGAAGCAGTACTTAATACCAATGCCGGAATCATACTGGCCATAGCATCACGCATAGACTCGTATTTTTCGCTTAATTCTCTAATCAATTCTGGATCAATATTATTATCAGCCATGTTTTACCCACTAAATAGTTTCAATTGTATTTAGTATTAGGCAAACGCCATCTTTTAGGATAATTTATGACTTTAGAACACAACCCATTAAAACAGTATTTTCGTAGACCAGCCATTTATATTACCCTGCCCAGCAAGGGAAAATTCTATGAACCCGGAGTTATTAACCAAACTGAAACAGGTGAACTACCCGTTTATCCTATGACAGCTATTGACGATATCACATCAAAAACACCAGACGCATTGTTTAATGGGTCAGCCGTAGTTGAACTAATAAAAAGCTGTATTCCGGATATTAAAGAACCTTGGAAAATTAATAGTATTGATATGGACGCTGTATTGATTGCTATTCGTAGTGCATCCAATGGTAATGACATGGAGATTGAAACCGGCTGTCCAGCTTGCCAAGAAGAATCCAAATATAATGTAAACTTAGTTGGTATTCTATCCTCACTTAAATCCGGCAATTACAATGATGAGTTACTAGTCAACGATCTTTATATTAAATTCAAACCATTAACATACAAAGAAATGAATCAGGTCAACTTAAGTCAATTTGAATTGCAAAAAATGTTTGCAAACATTGAATCACTACAAGATCCAGTTGAACGTGCAAACAAAACAAAAGAAGCACTTAGTATGATAACTAATGTGACTATGAAAGTTTTGGCTAGTACTATTGAGTATATCAAAACTCCATCAGCCATAGTAGATAACATTGAGTTTATTTTGGATTTCTTAGAAAATTGTGACAAGATTGCATATAACTCTATTAAAGAATACCATGAAAAAATCAAAGAAGATGCTGAGTTGAAACCATTGAAAATCAAATGTATCCATTGCCAACACGAATATGAAAAGAGCTTCACATTAAATGTGTCTGATTTTTTCGGTTAAGGCTTCTGTACTTAAAGCCTGAAGAGATACAGAAGCTGATAGATGATATGGAAAAAGAATGTTCTGAGATAAAGAAAAATGCATTAACTTTATCTTGGTACATGAGAGGTGGAATATCCTATGAAGATATTTTAAATATGTCTTTGGATGAACGTAAGCACCTAAGTGAATTGATTAATAGTAATTTAGAAACAACTAAGAAATCAGGGCTACCATTCTTCTAACTAATCCCGTAACTGTTCATTTATCACATCGGGATATCTTTGTAAAGATGAACTTCGTTCATCTAAGAACTCACTTCGTTCGTTCTTAATCTTTACGGTTAATTATTGTTTTTTACTCTTTATAATATAAGGATTATATTGCCGCTTTGAAGCCATGGTAGTGCTATTCAGCACTACCAATGGTTAAGGGTATTTGCCATGCCCGTCATCCTTTGTTATCTTTTCCCCGTCTAATT